AAGGATACGATCGCCATTGTTTAATGTGTGACCATCAATTGCTGACAGACCAGCAGAAAGAGTAAGTGTAGCTCCAACACCATCAGTGCCATTATTGTATGTTACTGTACCACCAGAAAGATTGGCAAGAGTATCAGTAGTTGCGCAATGCGCAGCTTCGTGAACGTGTAGACCTTCTGCAACTGTATCAACGTAGTTCTTTGTAGCTGCATCTGTAGCATTTACAGGTTCATTTAATCCTGTAATAATAGAACCAGAAACATCAACTCTACCAGTACCATTTGGAGATAGAATAATATCTCCATTGGTATCTGTTGAGGTAATTGTATTGCCATTGAAGTTTAAATTATCAACAGTTAATTCGGTAACACCAGCAATAGAAGTTGTAGTAGAACCAAGTGTTAAAGTAGAAGAACCAAGAGTAATATTTTTAGCAGTAACAGCACCAGAGCTAACTGTGAAGTTTGCATCAGCAAAAGAAGCAACACCTTTGTTGCTAGTAGAAGCATCTTCACCAGCAACAGTAATTGTAGTGCTTGCGTGAGTTACATCAATACCTTCTCCACCAAGAATTGAGAATCCATGAGTAGAAGGAGTTAGTGCACCAGAGTCTGTTGTAACAGATTTAACAACTGCATCTTTTAATTCAACTGCACCAGAAGATACATTAAAGTCTGCATCAGCAAAAGATGCTACACCTTTGTTAGATGTAGATGCGTCTTCAGCTGCAATAGTAATAGTATTTGTAGAAGAGTTGATAGAAGTATCAATCCCTTCGCCACCAGCAAATGTTAGAGTGTCAGTGGCAAGAGCAATAGAATCTGTACCAGTATCAGCTGCAATACCAAGCGTAGTAGTAATTGATGCAGTTGTTACTGTAGTTAATTGACCCTGAGCATTAAATGTAATAACTGGGATTGCTGTAGAAGAACCAACAGCAGATCCAAAACCAGTAACACCAGTATTAGTGATAGAAACTGTAGAAGTATTACTACCATCATTATTAGTAACAGTAATACCAGTACCAGCAGTAATCGCACCACCAACTGTATCGTAAATATACTCAGCAAGACTATCTGCACCAATGTTTATACCACCATTAAATGTAGCTGCACCAGTAAAAGTAGAAGTGCTGCTGGCAGATAATGTGGTAAAAGCACCAGTGCTGGCTGTTGAATTACCGACTGGTGTATTATTAATAGAAGCAAAAGTAGCACTATCAGCTTGAATTAAACCACCAACATATAAAGCACCACCAATACCAACACCACCAGTAACAACTAATGCACCAGTGCTTGTGCTACTTGCTGCATTACTAGAAGTTAAACTAACTTTACCAGTACCATTTGGAGCAAGAACTAAATTGCCATTACTGTCCGTAGTGCTAATTGTGTTGCCATTTAAGTCGAGATTATCAACTTTAAGATTATCTAATTTGCTACTAGCGTCTGTGATTAGAGCAGAAGATGCTGTTAGTGTACCACGAGTATGGTCTAGTAAATCAGTGAAATATTTACCACCAATAACTATATGGTTTGCTGCATCGCCTGCAGTTTCTGAACCAATACCAATGTATAAACGATCACCGCCATTAGAGTCGTTATTGGTAAGTGCTGAGTACGCTAACTCACCAGCACCAAGCGTTGTTGGATTCCCTGCTGTGGTCGATCTTTTTATTCTAATTATTGATGCCATCTTTTATTTCTCCGTTAATATTGTCCACCAGTTACATCTTGCGCATCAAGAATTGTAGTGGAAGTCCATTTATTTGTTGTTGTTTTATAGACTAAAACTGATCCATTTACTTGTCCGTTTGTAGTTACATCGACATCTGCGATATTAGAAACTGATTCTACTACGGCTGGATTAGCCAAATTCGTTGAAGTGTTAAGCACATATGTGCCTTCTGACACGGCAACTGTTAATGCCTCATCTGGGTTTACGACTGCTGTTATTTCTGCCATAATTATATTTGAGTAATTTGAGGATTTACTGTTACGATACCTTCCACGACTCTGGTTTTTGTCCCAGAAGAAGAAGTAATCTCTACATCGTACAGCCATCTTCCCGCAGGAATGGCTTCGGATTGACCACTTGTTAATTGTAATCGGATTTTACCAGTTGCAGCATCGTATATAGATGCAGTAAAAGCATATGCAACGCTTGATTGGTAGGATTTTCTGATTTGAGAAGCGACAGTGTACCCAGCCAGATTCAGTGCCTGACCATTGGCTGCAGTTACAGTGATGATATTACTGTATGTCGCTCCAGCGTCCACATAAAGATTGCTAATAGTTGCCATTCTGGAATCCAATAAATTCTATACATCTTATTTATAATACCAGAGACTGCAACTTCTAATAACAAAAAACCCTCCGAAGAGGGTTTATTTTTATTCTGGCTTAACAGGTAGCGTTATTGAGGATTTATCTAACTGCCAATTAGAGTCTAATGTTGGAGTTTGAGTATCTGTTAAATCTCTTAAAGCCTGACGATATGCCATCCAAGCAGATTTAATTGTTGGTGACGCAAATGGATAATCTGCCAAACCATACTTATCAGTTTCTGCCAATAAAGAATTTCTAAGAACTCTAAGTTGTTTATATGGTTCTTCTGTATTTAAAGAAGTTACCGCAGATTCTAAAGAAGATAATGATGGTTTTTCAGAATTTTCGTCATCCCAGATTAAATTATCATAAGTGAATGGTTCTCCATCAAAATGGTAGAGACCAGAGTAATTATCTTTTAAATAACTAAAAATTGTGTGTTTCATTTATTTCCCTTTAATTTTATTTAACCCAAGTGGTGTAACCTTGACAATTGACCGCAGAAGAATCAGATGTATACCAACCTTCATGGCTGTTGCTAAGTTCACTGTTACCAGTACCATGTCCCATATAACACCCAGTGCCTGGATCTCCCGAGCTACCTGCAGTAGCAACTGCACCAATAGTTGTTTGCTCGCCATTTGCACCGTATCCACCATTATTAAAGTCTGTTCTAACTCCATCTAATACAAACCATGCAGCTGATGATCCTAAACCAGAATTTCCAGTAATAGTTACACTACTTCTAGCAACTGGATTTGTGTATCTACCAGTTCCTGAACTACCAACAGTCCATCTAACATCTATAAATGTTCCTTTGCTAGCCCATGATGTTGATCCATTTAAAGAATTACCACCAAATGGAACACATCTAGCTTCTGTAAACGAAAATGTATCTAGCCAGTCTCCAATAATCCAATCATTATCAGGACTAGAAGTGCCTAATGATCCACCTGATCTACCCAACCAGTAAGAAGAAGATTGTCTAGAATTACCAGCAGGAATAGTTGATGAACTTGCGTTGTTGGATGCAACTAAAACCCACCCTCCACCTGGAACATCGCAATAAGTTTGGATTGATGCACCATTAGAATTTTTAAACCAATATAAACCAGCAGGTGCTGATGGTTGATCGAGATATAATGCACCACCAGAAGTTGCTGGGTTTCCAGATGTACCTAATGGAGAACCAAAACCACCCCAACCAGATGGAGTATAAACTTCTGCAGTGTCCAGTGTCGTGTTATATCTTAACATACCAACGGATGGTGAACCTGGACGATTTGCTGTAGTGTCTTTTGGAACTAAAATATATTGTGATTCTAATACTGTACTAGGCATGTATAATCCTTATTTAACCCAAGTGGTGTAACCTTGACAATCTGCAGCATTATTTGAATTATCATACCATCCTTCAAAATTACCTTCATTTTGTCCGTGACCTGTATAACATCCTGATTCTGGACTACCAGAAGAAGATGCAACACCAACAATACCAATAGTAGTTTGTTGTGAATTAGCATTTACGCTACCACCATTATTAAAGTCTGCTCGAATTCCATCTAATACCCAATAAGCTGCTAAACTAGATACGCTACTATTACCAGTTGTAGTAACATTTCCTAGTGTAATAACTTCAGTATAACGAGATGTTCCTGATGTTGTAAGATTAAATCTAGAATCAATAAATGTTCCTTTACTAGTCCAACTAGTTGATCCATTAGTAGAACCTCTACCATATGCTACTAGTCTAGCAGAACTAAAAGTAAATGTATCTAACCATGTTCCAATAATCCAGTCATCATTTGGGCTTGGTGTGCCGAGAGAAGATGCTCCATTTCTATTTAATGCATATTGAATATTATTTCGTCCATCTCCACTTGGAATAGTTGATGAACTTGCACTGTTCGATGCAACTAAAACCCATCCACCATTGGTCATGTCTACCCATGTTTGCATCAACGATCCATTAGAATTTTTAAACCAATATAAACCATCAGGCAATGATGCATTATAAGAGTATAATGCACTACCAGAAGTTGCTGGATTTGCTGAAGTTCCAAGAGGTGATCCAAAACCACCCCAACCAGAAGCTGTGTATATTTCTGCGCCATCGAGTGTTGTATTGTAACGCATCATACCAACGGATGGTGAACCTGGACGATTTGCTGTAGTGTCTGCAGGTAATTGAATAGCTTGAGAGTCTAGTTTAGTTATTGGCATAATATTCTCTTATTTTACCCAAGTTGTCCAACCTTGGCAGTTTCTAGCATCGTTTGACCCATTATACCATCCTTCAAAATTACCCTCAGAACTTCCATGTCCGAAATAACATCCAGCTTCTGGAGAACCACTCGAAGATGCAACACCAACCATACCAATAGTTGTTTGATTAGCATTCGCATTAACACTACCACCATTATTAAAATCTGCTCTAATACCATCTAATACCCAGTATGCAGAAAGACTCGATACGCTACCGTTACCAGTAATAGTTACTTGTCCAAGAGTTTTAACTTCAGTATATCTTGAGGTTCCAGTAGTGCTTAAGGAAAATCTTGCATCAATAAAAGTGCCTCTGTTTGTATAAGAAGTTGATCCATTAGTAGAATCAAATCCAAAGGCAACACATCTGGCTTCTGTGAATGCAAATGTATCTAACCATGTACCAATAATCCAATCATTATCAGGACTAGAAGTGCCTAAAGAAGAAGCACCATTTCTATTTAATGCATATTGAATATTATTTCGTCCATCTCCACTTGGAATAGTTGATGAATTTGCATTATTAGATGATACTAAAACCCAACCACCAGCTGGTACATCACAATATGTTTGCATTAATGCACCAGTAGAATTTTTAAACCAGTACAAACCAGCAGGTAAAGATGAGTTATCGTTATATAAAGCAGTGCCAGATACAGCTGGATTTCCTTCAGTTCCTAATGGAGAACCAAAACCACCCCAACCAGATGGAGTATAAACTTCTCCTGCTCCTATAGTTGTATTATAACGCATCATACCAGTCACAGGAGATCCTGGACGATTTGCAGTGGTGTCAGCTGGAAATGTGAGTGCACGCTCGCCTAAGATTGCAGACGGCATATTGAATTCCCTTTTTTATACATGATGTTTAATCCCCTAAACATTTGAAACCCAGATTCCCCAATCTGGGTTGTGCAGCTAATTATTTCCCTTTTAGCTGCTGAACTTCTTTATTTAGTTCTTTGATTGCTTCGATTAGCAATGGTACTAATTTTTCATACTGAACTGTTTTATAGTTTTCACCAGAACGAGAAATTTCTGTATTTTCATCAATTCTAATTAAATCGAATGGGGCAGGCTTAACTGCTTCTGGAAGAACTTTCTGTACATCACCAGCAAGGACACCAACCTGTGTTTCTTTGTTCGTATAACCAAATGATTCTGCTATCTCATTAGAATTGTATGTTACACCACGTAGTGACATTACTTTATCTAGTGCGTTTGTAATAACTTGAATGTTTTCTTTTAGACGTTCATCTGAGTAGAAAGAAGTGATAGCGTTTGTTGCTCGAATTTCACCAGCAACCCCAGAAGGAGCAGTTCCTAATCCAAGAGAATTGGTTGCGTGTATAGATCCAGCAGTTCCAGATGCAGCAGTGCCGATACCCAAAGATCCAAACTGCACATTTGAAGAAGATGCTAAATCTTGTGGTCCAGATAAAGTAATACCACCAGAGGAATTAGTTACTGTGACTCTATTTGCAGTTCCAGTCAATGTGGCAGAAGAATATCCTCCGCCAGAAGTTCCAATTAAAAGAGTACCACTAGACGGAGCAGTTGTGATTCCAGTGCCACCAGAAGCTACAGGTAATGTTCCAGTAGTAAGAGCAGAGGTGCTAGTCGCATAAACCGCACCACCAGAAGTAAAGGAAGTTAACCCAGTTCCACCATGAGTAGTAGCAATTGTAGTCGCATTCCAAGTTCCTGTTGTAACTGTTCCAAGAGTAACAAGATTAGAATTTCCTGTGTACGATGCTTCTAACTTATCAGTGTTTAGATTGATAAAATTAGTGTCAATCTCAGCATTCGTTAAAGGTAGGTTTTTTCTGGTTACACCACCTGTACCAGTAGTTCCCGTTTCTCTAGTTGTAATCGCAGCCATTTATATTCCTATATGGTTTCTTAGCATACTTGTTATTTATTATTTAGTCAACCTACGATTAGGTCTCCAGAATAACAATTTATTGCAGGTTCTATTAGGTTTAAATCATCTATATCCACAAAAAACCTTATCATAAGGGCTGGAGTAGATCCATGATTAAACACATTGTGATAATGATATGAGTTAAAAATATAAGGAACACCTTCAATATATTTAGAGTCATATGAAACAATCGGTTTTATATTAAAGTCTGATCCTCTATACTGTCGATAATCCACCACCGAATGTTTAAATCCTTCTGGAATAGAAATAGGAAGCTGAACTATCAATATGTTCTCTGGTTGATGAAACTCTAACACATGGCTATGCCAACCTATAATGGTGCTCGGCATAACTTCCTCAATTCTACATAAAGACTTCCCTGCACCAAGAGCCTCTAAAACCTCATAGGTATAGGGTAAATATTCTGTCAATCCAGTCTTTTGAAATTTACCAAATCTTTCTAGTAAAGCATTACCACCATCGCCTTCATTCGTGTCACAAAACATACTTCCATCGTAGCTATACAAAGAAAGATTATTCCAACCATCTGGGTTATGATTATATCCTTTTTGTATATTTGCATTATAACTCATTAGAGGAAATGGCATCGCCCTAATCTCATCCTCTATTCGTTTAGCATCAAATGAGAATAGTAGAGGAAGATGTGGTATAGTTTTAACCTTCTCTAATAACTCGTTCATAGTATGTTCTTATCTGATAGAATTTATCATATTTTGGTGAAAAAGTATTCTTATAACTATTCAATTTTTCTTTAAACTGCTCCACTATATTTTCTGGGATCTCAAGATTAAGTTCTTTACCAATACCTATTAAAAATTTAATATAATCCTCTTCAAACACTAAAACACATACTTTGTAAATGTAAGAGAAATCAACAGATACATCAGTAAACGGTAAATTAAATTGTTTATAATCTACGATCTCTTTCCTGTTACCCATCATTAAATCATACATCTGATTATTAAGATCTTGCATTGCCAATACATATTTATTTTTACTGGGAGAGGTAATACCTTCATAAATTTTCCTAAAAATTAAAGAAGGTTTTTCTAGCCTACCGATTGCAATATTGTGCTTAACTATCGTATCTGTAAAGTCAATCATGGAAACATTTTCAAGTATCCAATGATTCATAAAGAAAAACTCCGTAAAGTCTTTTCTTGTGTAACCATCTGCTTCGACCACAAACTCTACATCAGATAAAAATTTAGGATCAGATGATATATGGTAATCTTTAAAGATATTAATGTCATCGTAAGAATAACTATTCATTTTAGATTTACCAATGCAAATCTTTTCAGTTTTAATATTAAACTTTTTAATATATTCAGGATCGTATGCAGGAGAGTCTGGTAGAAATAACCAAAGGTATCGTTCCAACCCATAACCATACTCATACTGAATATCAACTTCGTCATAAAAGTCGTTTTGAGTATAACCTGGAAGACCCATCATAAATTCAAAGTCTGCTCGAATACCATATTCATCGAATAGATACTTGGCAAACTCAAAGTCTTTTTCACGAGGGATATCAGTTCGTTTAATGTTACGAAGAACCTCGTTGTTAAGAGTTTGTAAACTTAATTTATATCGTTCAACCACACCTGCTCTTGCCAGTGGTTCAATTGTTGCCCATCTTCGTTCTTGTTTAGACTTGGTCATACCATAAATCTCTACATGAGTTGGAAGACCAGAAAACGATTTTATTTCTTCAATATATTTTGAGACATCTTCATCTTCTTTGTAAATACCATAGTTGGCATCAAGAATTTGAATTTGATCAATACCAACCTGAGGTATCCAATCTAGATCTTCTTTAATAAAGTTCATAGATTTACGGATAACCTTACCACCAATTCCACCACCCCATTCGCAGAACACACATTCGTAGGGACATCCACGAGTTAACTCAATGGGTAGAACTAATGGAACACCTCGCTCCAGTGCAATATTTTTACATTTAAATAAAATGTCTTCATTACCTGCAATTAAACTTCCAGGAAACTCAAAGTCAATTTTATTTGGGCTTTTACCACGACCAGTTTTATAGATTGAAAATGAAACTTCTTTCCAGTTTATATCGCCTTCAACAAATTGATCAAGAATGTCATTAATAAACCATTCACCATAACTGGTGGGTTCACAAATAGCATCTATAAATTTATTCTTAAAGAACCAATCAATTTTATTATGCGTAATATTAAGATGTGGACCACCAAGCACAATAATTCTTTTTGGGTTTCTTTCCTTTAGTTCCTTTGCCACAGCCATAATAGCCATGTGACTCCAAAGATAACTAGAAAATGCATAAATGTCAGAATCTTGTTTATCGTAGTAGTCAACGATATCTTCAAATGACCAATCTTCTAAATTTAGAATTGGTTCTTCCCATTTTACATGTGACGCATACTTACCATGTTTAATATAATAGTTCTTAAAGTTAAGCCAATTAATCGGCAACCTTACAATGGGAACTCTTAAATCAATATTAAGAAACGAGATTCTTATGGATTCTTTGAGTTGCTTCGACATAATCTGTTTCACTGTTAATTTGTATAATTCTTGGAGCCAACTGTTTCATATGAGAACAATGCTCTTCAACCATTCCATGCTGTTTCAAATCTTTAATCGTTTTCTTACATCCGTTGCAAATACTAAACATCGGACAAGTAACACACTCATCTTTCAATGAAAATAACTCTGGTGCGTTTTGCAATGGAGTTATAAAACCACCCTCTTTAACTTCCTTTACAAAGTTAATTGGATATTCTTTATCGTCGCCCATGGCTCCACAAGAGTAATAATCACCCTCTGGATTCATTGCTCTAATATGGTCATCACAATTTCTTGCCTGAGGACAAACATTGGCGATATTATTCAGACGAGTCATCATCTGTTTAGTATTAAACTCCCACGGATGAAGTCCTCGTTCGTAAACTTCAATATACATTTCGTATATTTTACTTAGGCGATATGGTGATGATTGTTCTCCAGATGCCATCGCATAGTTTAACTTACATTGGACATCCATTTTCTTGGCTAACTCCACATGACGAATTGCATGCTTCTCGTTTTCTTCAGAGATAACTGCAATAAATCCTGGACGATAACCAACTTCTTTTAGGAACAAATCGCTAACATTCCAAAAGTCTTTTTCAGTATAGACTCTGGTTCCTGATATTACACGACCAAATCCATATTGAAAACTAGTTGTAACTGCAACTCTTGGGTGTTTGAATAAAGGTGTCCACATCTCTGGTTTCTTATAGAATGCCCAGAGATTTGTGGTGAAACTTATGTTTGTTGGGAGATTGTGTTCTTCAATATAGTCAAGTATAGTGAAGTAGTATTCTGGTTTCATCATTAGCGGATCTCCGCCATTGACAATAATACTATTTGTGTTTGGAAATCTTTTTAAAAAATCAAAAATGTGCTGATGATCAAGAGTGCTTGCTTTGTCTTCTACGAGTTTGGTTGATGAACAAAAGGTGCACTTAAAATTACATAACTCAGTTGGTTTGATTATAAGTTCCATTTTTCACTTTATACTTGTCAAGCCATGCTGTATTTTTATGGAGAATGGTGTTCCAGAAAATTGGATTAATTGAATCAAAATTAGAATAGTTAGGAAATAATAATTGATTGCCAGACGCAAACTCTTTATTTAAAAGGTAAGTCTCAACAAATTTTTGTTTAGAAATATTTGCATCTTGATCCCACATTGGTTTCCATTCTGTGGTATTATTCATTACAGTAAAGTAATGTTCTAGATAATCAAAATCAAAATGTTCTTTAATTTTATCTACAATTTTATTTGGAAATACTTCATCGACCTCAAACTGTTCCACAAAAGAATCAATAAACTCATTATTAGTTAAATTTGCAATTGTAAATTCTTCATCTGAAAGTAATGCTGGTAAATTTTGTTCAGCATCTTTAGACCAAAATCCAGGAGATCCATCATACATTTCAGTGGCACGATCTACGCAGAATTGTAAGGCATCTTCATTACCTCTCATAGCGTTTGCAAATGCAATTTCTATTCTTGTTGTAGTCAATAAAGAAGAAAAGATAGATGCAGTATCTGTTCCCTTTAAAGTCTTTGGTAGATCTACAAACTCTACATCTCTAGTTGCGAATACACCAATTCTATAATTTTCTTTAAGTCTATCGAATGAGTATAATTCTTTAACAGCAGATTCTTCTAATACACCATTAAAGAAGTATGAGTATACATACATAAAGTTTTCAACATCACAATAAATTACAGTTTTAATATTCGAATAATCTTCATGAATTTCATTAAATAATTCTTCTAACTCATCATCGTTGATCTCTTTATATGAATGTAAAATATCATATGTAAGATTGAGCATTGGATCTCGATCTAATTTTGCATGAGACCCTATCCAAATCTGTTTAGATTTTTCAACAATACTATTTGTAGTTGATAGATAACAATTATCGAAAAGATATATCATGCTATTAAACCTAACTGTGTGATTTTTGATTGTGGTAATCTCATTAACCATCTAATCAACCAAGTATCTACTTTATCATTGGATACCAGTAATAAAAATTTTGGATCATTTAACAATTCTTCGGTGACCCCAGTTTCAAAAAATTGTAAAATTAATGGATCTGTAAACAACGCTATTTCTTTTCGCATTTCCATGTATAATTCTTTCATGGAAGCTACTGTACTAAATCGCTGATTATTTACATCTACTGCCCAGCCACCAGTTTTTCTTGAAAGATAACTTTCTTGTGCTTCATCAAAAAACGAATAAACATAACGATTCACAAGATCGTTTAATATGTTAATGTGACTGTTTGGAACACCACAATTCCTATTTGCAACTTTCCATTCAATTCCAGCATTCTCCCAAACCCAATAAGGATCTATCGGAAATTTACTAACATTTGGTATTGAATTTAGTTCTATAAAAGTATCACCAAGATCGTTAATGATTTCTTTATTGGAAGAATCAATTAGTTTTGATTTAATTTTTAAACGAACACCAAATAGTTTAGCAAGATCAAAATACAAACTATTATCAAAAAACTGAATATGTGATTTAAGTTTAGCAGTAAATAATTTTATTAGAGTTTCGTTGTCACAATAGATGATAAATTTTTGTTTGTTGCTAAATGCAGGTAATAGTAGATTACTATTAATAAAATCTTCGTATGTTTTAAAACGAGCATAACACTGATGTATGAACACATTATTATAATAAAAACTATTCTCAACTCCCGCACCTAAAATTGCGTGTTTGTCGCCAACTACAATATAATCTGCAGAAGATGGATCGAACATTGCATATGGATATGCATAACAAGAATTATAGAGATGTAACATTTGTCTCTTCGTAAATATTTTGTAATTGTTGTGGAGTAAATGAATTATCTAATATCATCTTTAACAGAGGGAAAATAATACAACCACCTGTTATATAAGTCATAAGTGTCTTACCTGAATAGATTGGTCTATCAAAGTAAAAATCAAAATATTTAATTTTATCAAATTTTGGAATTGATGCATAATAGTGAGAATTAAAAGTTTCGTTTTGAAATAGATTAACAAATGTTTTTCCTATTTCTTGTTTTTCTTCTACTATGTTATTTGTTATAAAATCTCCAAGTTCTTCTTTATAAGCATTTAAATTTTTAATTGCATATAGTAAAGTTCCATCTAAGATGTCACAAAGTGCTTTAATCAATTCTTCGTTTTCTTTAACAAAGTGCTCTATCTCAGAATTGGTTAAAATACTTTTTTGTAAAAATTCAATATCTAATTTCGAATTATCAACTAAAGATAAATTATATCCTTTTTGATAGAATAGACTTTTAATAACACTGGCCAATAATTGCTCAATATTTGCAGTGGAATTGTGTTTAATATATTCGAGTAATAGAGTTTCCTTCTCGTCAATAGAAACATCTGTGAAATCAATATCAACTGTTCTATATTTTAAATTGCTAAAATAGGTAATAAAATTTTTACCTTTAATAGTTGAATTTGCATAATCAATTTTAGGAGAATCTAATTCTCCTGTGATAATACTTTTTAAGGTAACAGAATCAAATGGAACACTATACATTATAAACTTCCGTGACAAGATCCATGGCAATTGCTATGGCAGTAAAATTCTTCAATAAGAACAGTATTTGTTCTATGATTATTAATAGCTGTAGATAAAGAATTTACAAAATCATCTAAATCAGAAGCATCTACATTAGTTTCAGAAGAGGGAACACTTGATCCAGTTGTGCTCATATCAGCAGCATAATCAGCTTTTAAATTAGTTATGTTAGTTTGATCACTGTTTAACTGTGCTCTAACATCACCTTGTATCTGATACCATTTCTTTAATTGAACACTTCTAATTCTGGATAGTAAATTAGCATATCCTCTGAAGTTAGCCACTATTGTAGAAGCAGTAACATTAGCGTCAGAAATATCAGAACTAAAAGAACCTGTTGCATAGCCACTATCATTACCACCAGTAATATCTGTTTGAAATGGTTGGTTGCCACTGTGCCACACAATACCTGCATTATAGGTATTTCTAATAGATTCCATTGAAGCAACAATATTTGCTTTTGTTATATTATCGCCAGCTGTTGTCATTCTTTAACCTTTGCATTAGTGTTTTCGGTGCTGCACAGACATCTTCCTGCCACTTCAATTGGTGACAGTCGCTATTACAGATATCAAATACATCACAGGTATAGCAACGAGGATCTCTTTCTATCTCGCATGTAATGTTATTTATTCTTCCTCTGGCAGAGAGTAGACTTCTAATGGGTTGAAATATATCTCCAAAACCATTACCCACTGCAGCATTTGGACATCCTGCCACAGTTCCATCGGCATTAATTGTGAAGATTTTCTGTTCACAATCTCTACAACGAACTCCACCATGTATTCCTTTAGTTATAGAGGAATAGACACCTTCCAGTAGGACATCTTTATATTTAGGTTTTATTGTCTGATAGGTTTCATGCATTCTAACAAACCAGTCGTCTTGATCTTTATTTGCAGGAAATATATGAGTGTTTACCAAAGCCGAACCATCGTGAGTTAATCGTTCAAACTGCACCCAATTAACACCTAGAGTATTGAGCCATAGAACTAACTCAGTAGTATCCATCTCCATTAGTTGTTTATTAAGACTAATATTAAGAGTGATATTATGCCCAGCATCTACCACAGTTTGCAGATTCTTTCGCCAGAGGTTTTCTTGTTTATCATTTTCAAATCGAATACCTTTATCCCATGAAGTGCAGAATCCATTCTTTAGAACAGTTTTGAAAAACTTCATGTGGTCTTCAGTTAGATTAAAACAGAGATTAGTAGAACAAGACCAGTTAAGATTAGGAAATAATTTTGATACCTTATCCCATACATAGTACATGTCATCTAGCGGAGCAAGGAATGGTTCTCCTCCATGGAATGTAATATTCCCACCATTAAAAGATGGGCATTCCTCGTAGAGTCGTTCAAACCACTCTACTGTATTCTGGGGATTAAAATATATCTTTTTACCGTTGACACCATTTGTAAAACAGTGTTGGCAATTAAGTTGACAAGTTTCGGTGGTCTTAAGATAGACCACCAAATCTTTTGGGATTAATATATCTGAAAGAGATACATCTGTCTTATGAAAGACAATTGGTTGAGTTATCATGAAGCATTATAAAATTACACATTCAACAAGTTTAACATTAACATCTTCATTTGTTTCTAATGCTATTGCAAATGAATTGCTAGTATCACCATACATACCCTTACCATCTTGATTACAGATTAGTGGTTGTCCTTTGCGAATTGGACCAACTACTTTAACTGGAACACGACCACGAAGTGCAATGGCTTGACCATCTGCTTCATCATTCATTAAAAATGCTGGATTAGTAGAAATAACACCAAGAACTCTTTGTCCAGACTGCCATGTTTGAGTTGCCTCTGCATCACCATTAAGTGCAACTGCTAATACAGTTCCTGCTTCATACTCTACATCAGTTGTATATTTTTCTGCCAAGTCAGCATATTGAGCAGTAGTTGCAGTTCCAAAAATAGTGCCGAAACGATTGCCAGTTTGACCGATATTACCAGAGCCATTAGTTCCTGTTTTAATAAGTGCAGAAACTTCAGGTGTGCTTGATAATGCAATAGTAGGATTACCAGAAACTGCATCACCATTAGTTACTGTTATAGAAGTGCTACCTGCAATACTTCTTGTTATTGCTGTACCTGCAGTATTTTTAACAAACAGACCATGAGTTGTTATAGCAGCAAGTGCTGTTAAGTTATTGGAAAATGGTTGAACATCTGAACCAAGAACCAATCCAAGATTTGTTCTTGCTTGAGCAGCAGTGCTCGCACCAGTGCCACCATCTGCAATCGCTAAGTCTGTAATTCCAGCAATAGAACCACCAGTGATTGATACGCTATTAGACGCTTGAGTTGCCATAGTGCCCAAACCTAGATTTGTTCTAGCGTTTGCTGCAGTAGTAGCACCTGTGCCACCATTGTTTATTGCTACAGTACCATCCACATTAGTTGCATTACCTGTAACAGTTCCAGTTACATTACCTGTGAGGTTTCCTGTGACATTTCCAACCAGAGTTGCAGTAATAGTTCCAGCAGAAAAGTTACCACTACTTCGTGTAACTACAGTATTACCTGATGTATCAGAACTGCTGGTATTTAAACCATCTAATAAATCTGCATCTAAACCAGAACTAGCACCATCAACAGTTTTAATTTTTGTTAAAACATCTGCTGCAGTATAAGTTGCAGTATCTAGTTTAGTTCCAACCTCAGTGTTTAGATTGGTAAAATTAGCGTCTGCCTCTGCAATCGTAAGCGGACTGCCTTTAACTGATCGTAATACGATTACTGCCATTATCGTTCCTTATTAATAAGAGTAATAAGCAATTGCTTAATCTCTGACATATCTGATTCAATCTGTTTGATCTTATCAGCATTTTGTTTAATTTCTTCTTTTATCTGTTTATTAGCATTACGCTTTATCAGATAATTTTGATAGTCTGTTGTACTAGTATTTATTACAGCACCGCTAGTTAAATCTCTAACTAGACTATCACTATCTTGTATTTTAACAAATTCCATTATGCACACGCTATTACACGAAGGTCTTTAATTCTTGGCACTTCAGAAGAGTTAATTGACTTCATAACAATTTTTAATTGAACTGCATCAAAAGAATCAAGATTATTAGCAGAGTAACTTACATCATAAAATTGTTGACTTCCATTACTTGCGCTAACAATTGTTTCATCTGCAGTCATTAATGTATAATTAACATCTTCAAAGGAAGAAGTAGAACCAACAACTGCAGTTTTGTAGTAAACTTCAATAGTAGCATCAGATGGTTTATTTGCAGCAAAACGAACTCTTAAGAAGTTAGATGGATTTGCTAAAGTAACTTTTTTCGTTACATACTTACTGTATGTAGATGACTCTAATGGGGCTATTTCATCAACAAATCGTTCACGCTGAGTTAAGGTAGCATTACCAGTAATTGCATCAGGTGCTGTAGAGAAAGTGATAGAACTACCGTCTGAAGCTACAGCAGTAATCAAACGAGTGCTTGATCCAGAAGATGCACCAGCAATTGTTAAATATTTACCAACAGTTGCTGTTTTAAATTGAGCATTTCTAGTAGAAGTAGTAATTTGATTTCCTGAAACAGTAACACCAGAAAGAGCACTTAAAATAATATTATTATCAAGTCCTGCTACATTCATATTAGTTTCAGATGGACTATTTACTTTATTACTAAACACAATAGCACTAGTTCTATGAGTATCAATAATTGGAGATAGAGCATTGTTTGTAGTGCTCATAGTAACATTTAATGTTAATGATTTATTTCCACTTAACGAATTAGTTTCATTAATTTCAGAAGCAACCATTCTTGGTGATGTAAAGAAATTATTTTCATTGGCCAAAATGCCACTAAATGATGCATCTTGAACATATGCAGTTTGTGTAGTTGAATCTACAGACTTACCTGTAGTTGTTTTAATCCCAAAGTCTAGTGGAGTTTCGGAGAATCGTTGAACTTGAATCTGTGGTTGAATACCATCATACTGTAGATTTCGTGTAGCCTGTACAGAAGAACCACCAGCATATCCAGAAGCAGTTGCAGCAGTGGTAGCTACAGTAACAACATAAGAGTCTAAATCTACATCACTAATAACATGTGTTGTATTTAATTCTGCAGCTGGAATACCATTTACTGCTGCAGCTACACCACTTATAGTTACACGAGTACCAGATGGAACACCATGATCTTTGTGCCAGACACGAACTTTAGTTTGTCCAGCTCTAGTTTCAAAAGGATTTGAGTCTAGTGTTTGTTTAGGAATCACATCATTAACAAACTCTACATTGGCAATAACTGAAGTATCAAATTTTGCACGATATAAAACAAATTTTAAATCTTGCGTTTGATCAGCTGTCCAAGTAGATGCGTTTTGTGATTTAAATAATGATCCAAGATATGGTTGTTCTGAAATTGTGCGAGCAGTTCCTGGCATTGTATCGCCGATCTGAGAAATCCACACTTTATAGTTATTTGAATCAGATGCTAGTACAATCGCATACTCTGTATTCTCTTGAACATATACAGGAGATGGGAAAACAAAAGATGTGGCAGTATCATATTTTGCTACAGAAACACCATCAAGTGTAACTGTATTGGCAGAAATATTAACTTGCTCTGGATTTAATTTAATACGAGAAAATGGCAATACTCGTTTTCCAGGATATCCATTCACGACCTCACGAATTTCTAATGTTACTGGAACATTAGCATCTTTAGTCGCAAAGAAAATATCTACCTTAGATAAGAAACATCCACCTTTTTGTTCAATTAAGAATGTTTGAGCAAGTGGATCCCACCATCCAGTATCACCAGCAACACGATCTGCAGTTTGTGTAATAACACGATTTTCTACTAATCGTTCTTCAACTAACTCAGCATTACGAACAGCATGAACAGTTTGTTGACGAGTTTCAAGCACACCCTCTGCACGATAATTCGCACGACCACGAGATGTAAAATCTCCAGTGGCAGTTGAAACATCAAGAAGTTTTAATTCACGAACACCAGTGCGGAATCTTAATGCATTTGTGTTTGGAATATTAAACAATAATTGTAAATTACCGTTAAAGTTTGATGTTAATGTTCCACCAAGAGATCCTGCTGTCACACTTCCGAATGTGCCTGTCTGAGATGAAATAGAACCAGTCAATGTTTCACCAGAAGTAAATGTTCCTTGAATATTATGAACATATAATGCATATGCTACAGTGTCTGGATTATATTCTTTTCCAACAACTACAGCAGTAGCACCAGAACTAGATCCAGTAATTATGTCACCACGATTTAAACAGACTTGTGAATCTCCATTTATACGACGAGCGGTTGCAGCTGCTAAACCACCAACATTGGTAATATCATCAAACGCTTGATGAGTAGCTAATCTTGCTGCAGCAGTTGCTCCTGATGGAGTATAAACAATTTTTGCAGCAGGGGTGCAGTAATCACCAACAGAAATCTCATCAAAGTATGGATAAAAGCGAGTATTTGGTTTTAAACCTTTAACTTGTATTAATATATTTCGTGAACGAATATATGGTAGAGCAGCAGTAGATAAAACACGATCTGCAACTACTTGTCTATCAATTTTAGTAACTAGATTAGTTTTAACACCAGTTCTAGATTGCCCCAATTCACGAGCAACTTGTGTAACTGTAATCTGACGAGCATTGGTATGAGCACCCTCATTTGCAGCAGCACCAAAACGACGATTAAATTCTTCAACACTTAGTCGAACATCCCCTTGACCAGATGCCCAATTAGTTCCAGTTGTGAATCTTACATTTCCTGTATTTCTTGGTGCACCAGTCCAATTGGTTTGCCATGCATTCCAAACTGTACCCAAAACACCAGCTTTTTCAGCGATGTCTTTAATTGTGCTATAGTTACCCTCAACATCAAGAACTAAATCTGGACGACGATCTATTTCAAACCAGTCGTCTGAAGATGGGTTAATTTTAACATCACCCAAGAAAGTAAATACTGCAAATGGGTTAATGTTTTCTAATCTTGATGCATATGGTTGTGTGATAATTGCCAAATTTTCTAACACTGGCATGGTAATAACATCACCATATAATTTGTAATTTGCAGATGCTCTAGAACCGCTACTAGAATTTTTCTCTAATAGATTTATATTATTCATTGAGAAGAATGGACGAAGTTCTCCCCTTTCCATGTCAATAGAACATACATAATCTGGAGAAACAGTATTACCAGTATTATGACCAGTAAATCCATCTACTATAAATCCATTTTTAAATCTACTATCACCATTAGAGTCAATAACATCTAAAGACTCAGTCTGTTGTTCTAATAAAGATAATGATGTATAGTATTCTAAATTATCAATTCGTTTTTCAAGTTTACCGATATCACGCATTGTGTATCGTTTGTTGTCAATTCTATTAATTTGAACATTATTACTTAATGTCCCAAAAGTATATGGTTCTAATGTTAGATTATAAAGCACAAGCCCTAATGCTGGATCCAATGGATCTCCTGGGTTAAGTGATGATACTCCATCAATCGCAAAGAAATTTCCACCAAAGTCTATTGCAATTTTAGCCTTTCTTGCTAAGTGATAAGTGAAGTCTGTTGTTACATCGATACCACGCTTAGGCACTAATGATACAGAAGATCCAGTTCCAGAAAAACTAGTACCAGCATCATCAATTCTTGGACGGAAATCAATAACATCTCTTAATGCCTGCCCTTCAAAATATGGAATTGCTTTGTAATCTACATTGGCTGGATAAGAATTTACAGTAAAATAATCACCAGTTGAATGTGTAAAGTAATCATATGTTACTTCAATTGGTGCTTCTGGTGGAGCATAAGAATTCTTTAAGATAAGTCTTGCTTGATCGTAATGAGTATTTCGTTGTCCGTCATCCCATTCGTAACGATCTGAAATATCAATAGAATATGTTGCTCCTGGAGAAGCAAATGTTCCAGATTTCATTTTAACAGAAATTAAACGATATCCATCTGCTTTACCTAATAACAGTGTAGAATTTTGTGCAGCTGCTTGAGTAGTAAATGTTGCTGTGGCTGCAGCAACTAATGTTTTAGATTTTTCTGTTAGAGTAGAACCACTCTTATTAACAGCTGCAATAACTAACATTGATCTACCAGAATATGTAGAACCAAGATCAAATGTCACACTAGATCCTGATGGTGTAATTCCAGTAGGTAGCACAATAGCACCGCCAGCACCAGAATCATTATCAACAACAATATAATTATCTGTTTCAGCTGCAGAAGCCATGTCACCAGATGCTGTTGATACTGTTAATTGAGGTGAACCTGATACTGTTGCAGTGCCAGAAAACTTTTCATACACAGTGTAAACTGTATCGTTAGCAAGTAGTGCTGAACGAACATCTTTAATTGCATAATAAGGTAATGGGAAAATTAAAGATGTATGCTCTGGTTCTTTAATAGTAGTTGTAACTCTATCAAGAGTAGAACCAGTAATAGTAATTGATGAGTCAACAGTCATTGAAACTTGAGATGCAATCGCTGTAATACGACGCTTAGTTCCACCAAATGATACTACATCTCCAACAATAAAATCAGTTTGGAAAGAAGTACCAGTACCAGTGATTGTAGTAGAGGAAGAAGCTGTAGCTGATCCAACTAAACGAGTTAAAACTGGTTGAATATCAGCAGAGAAAGATAAATTTGCATCACTTGACACATTAAAGAAAAATGACTTAACTTTACGAGCAAAGTCAAAAGTGCCATTCATTTTAATATCAAATAAACTTAATTTGTAAATAGCAGTCTGTGTACCAATTGTTCCACCAGAACCATCAGGTGCACCAAATTCTAGTAAACGGACACGGGCAGTACCAACTGCTGTGGCACTCGCAGGAGCAGTACCAACAGAAGATGTTAATCTATCATACAGTGTAACTTCACCAAAAGTATCTACTGGTGGTAAACTATTAACATTAGTAACAAGCACATAGTTACCAACTGTGGCTGGAATAATAGCGTTTTCTACTTGAACATATTCACGAGATTTTGCAAGAGGAATATATTCAGTAGAAACTTTTTCAATTTCATATCCTTGAACATACGCTTTTCCTGGCTCTAAACCAATGGCAAGTTTTGCTTCGTTTGCTTGATTTGTACCAAGAGTATCTGCATTTCCTGGAGAATAAATTCCACGATTGTAGTAAGGATTTGTATTATATTCCCATTGAACACCAGTATTACCTGGACCATCATAAACTAAACCAACAGTATGAGTTGGTGGAACACTTGATGATGATGTAGCACTATTTCTAGCCACATATGTATTACCACCATTTGTTATAACATCGCCTATTAGATAAACACGACTAGATGTCCATGCACCACGATTATTATTACGATATTCACGAACATCAATTTCAAAATTCTTAGTAGTATAATCGCCAGACTCGTCATATGTACGACGAGCAAAAGTTTCTTCTAATACTGAATATTCTGTACGACGAGTTTCTTTTTTAATCTGCCCATCACCAGTACGAACCAACTCAATAAAATCTGTATCTTCAGTACTACCTTCAGTTAGTTTAGTTAATGTTGCAGTTATGCTGTAACGATGAGCACCTGGAGCAGCATAGTTAAATGAATTTTGAGCATTATCATATAATG